TTACGCTTGTTTTTCTCTAAAGGTAATCAGCTGATCCCTGTAATATTCGTATTGCTTCTGGCGAGCGCTTATCTCGGCAGGAAGGCCAGAAGAAAGATCGTTGCAAATTCTTTCAAAATCATCCAGTTTCTTCGAAATCTCCTTTTGTTTTCGAATAGGCGGAAGCGCTATAACAATACTCCCCATTACATTACTCATAAGCTTGGCGTTTCCCATTCCCGCACTCACATAAGATCGTGCTGTAACAGACAATGCATGGAACAAATAGTGAATATCTACCTTCGTTGTATCTGGTTGTAAAAGGCCACATACGTTCGTGATGTTAAATTTCCCATCTCTCAAAAATACCGTACCAGCATTTGCCCCATCTGTAGTCCATGTAAGATATTCTCCGTCATACATGTACGAATCAATCTTCCCTAATTCGCCATTGTTCTCTGTCTGTGAAGAATACACTGGATAATTTCCAGGATGTGCCTCTATATCCTTTTTTGAGATCACCTTTCCTCTAGCGATTTTACATATTTGATCTATCCTCATCGGTGCATAACCAAACACATACTGCAAAAGCTTAATCAGCGCCTGTCTGTCTGTCTGTCTGTCTGTCTGTCACGAGCGTGTTGCCGGTCTCAGCGAATGTCAAGAGCTGATCACGGTAATATTCATATTGCTTCTGACGGGCATCAATTTCAGTAGGCAAGCCTATGTTCAGATCTGTACAAATTGCCTCAAAATTATCCAGGACATTCACAAGCTTTCTCTGAACTTCCAACGGAGGAACCGGTACGGGAAAAGAATCTAGCATCGGACGCCTTACTCTGTCCGAACTTGTCCGAATAATGTCCGAGCGTGTCCGGACAATGTCCGTCCCCACGTCAGCGAATAAAAATGTTCAAAAACCTATACTCATCTTAGATGGTTGATAAAGCCATTTGCCTTCTGTATTTGTATTAGTTTCGAACAATTCATAGTTATTCCTACTAATTATACAGATTTACAGGTGGCGATACAAGAGAACACAGGCAATCCGTAGGTTCAATTTTCTGAGCAAGCATAGATTGCCTTGTTCACAAGTAGAGCGCTTTACCATCATCTCCCATCACACCCGTTCACCCGGTGCACACAGGTGGCTCGAGCGGATGCGATGAGAACAACTAAATAAGGTAAGTCAGCCTACGAGCGTGTGCTGACCATTTCGGAACCATTTATTCCCGGTTCCGGTTGGTCAACCACGCCCTTTTTTTGTGCGGCACCTCCGGTCCGGGACACGGACAGGAGGAAAAGTTTATGCGTAGAACAGTTAAGAACGTCCGCACTGAGAACAGGGCTGACCAGCTCATGAAGACACCCGCTGACCAGAGAGGCAGCTACAAGTACATCCATCGTGAGACCGAGACAATCAACGGTGTGGTGCATGACATCACCGAGACAATCGAGGTCATCCCGGGTGAGGATGGTGTAACAGCACCCCTTATCAAGCTTCTCCATTCTATGGACGATCACGATGTCTACGAAAATCTGAAGAACAGAAGGCCTGAACTGGAAGACTGGCAGAAAAAGATCATCGCCGATTACAGAGCCGACTTCATCCAGCGCTTCACTGAGCAGAACGGCTATGAGCCTGACCCCGACTATGTCGAGGCTGTTGTAAGAGAGAAGGTCCCGCGTAACTGGGTGGCTTCCTTAGATGATCTGATGTCTGGAGCTGACGGGGATGATGATGACATGGGTGATAAGGCATCCTTCCTCTATGACGTCTGGAAGAGAAACCATCAGCCGAAGTCCCGCGCCGAGGAGCGTCTTGCCGACCTGGTTGAAACATGGCCAGAAAGCTGGCAGGAAATCTACGCCCGCGTTCTGATCGAAGGAGAGAGCATCGTGTCCATTGCCCGTGAGCGCGGTGTGACAGAAGGGGCTGTCCGCAAGACTGTCCGCAAGATCAGAGCCGCAATCGCAGCTGACGAGGAACTTCAGAGAATTTGCACCCGCTAAGGGTACGGATTCGGCATCAAATCTTTGACGGAGGACTCACAGGGGAGCTTTTCCCCTGCGGGTCTTTTGCTTTGAAAGGAGGTGTATCCCATGAGACCACTTGCTTATATCTCCAGTCCCTACTCCGGCGATGTGGAGATAAATGTCCAGAATGCCCGTGAGTACAGCCGGTTTGCTGTAGAACAGGGATTCCTTCCGGTCACTCCCCACATCTACTTCACCCAGTTCATGGATGACTGCAATCCAGCTGACCGGGCTCTGGCCATGCAGATGAATCTGCAGCTTCTCCGCTCCTGCGATGAGCTCTGGGTATTCGGGAACTACTTAAGCCCTGGGATGGAGACAGAGATCACGGAAGCATTCAAGCATCACATTCCAATCCGCTATTTCTAAAGGAGGTCATTATGTACGAAACCACTATGAACACCCGACTGGTCGACCGGAAGGAGATCGAGACCTGGTCCCGCGACATCATCGATGCAAATATCCTCTCCGTCGAGGCTGGCACCAACGGTTATCAGGGCGGCGACAGTGGTCACGGCTGCCGCACCTATTTCCGTATCCAGAACGAAGGCGGCACCGACATCACGGCCCGTGCCATTAAGGACAGTCTTGGGCGGACACAGGGTATCGAGCTCATGCTGGGCGGCGATTCGGAACTGTCGACTATCATCGAAGCCCTAAAGTTCACCGTTAAGGTCCTCGAGGACCAGATTCAGGAGGCAGGCCTATGAAGATTTCTTACGGTAACAGCCGGACAGAAACGCACTGGAAGAACTCCGATATCAGCTGGGACGATCTGAAAGCCCGGGTCTCCACCACCCAGCGCACCACGGAGACCATCGAGGAATACCGGAAGATGACAAAAGCCCAGCAGTCTGACGTAAAGGACATCGGCGGCTTTGTCGGCGGCCACCTGAAGAACGGCAGACGGAAGAAAGGTAATGTTCTCTGCCGGTCCATGCTGGCCCTCGACATGGACTTCGGCAGACCCGGAATCTGGGACGATGTGATTGCAAAGCTGCCCTACCGCTGCCTTGCCTATTCGACGCATAAGCACACCCCGGAGAATCCGCGTCTTCGGCTCATCATACCCCTGACGCGGGAAATCACCGAGGCAGAGTACCCGGCTGTATCCCGGATGGTCGCAAAGGATATCGGCATCGACCTGTTCGACGATTCCACCTATGAAGCGCACCGGCTCATGTTCTGGCCCAGCACATCGATGAACGGCCAGTTCTTCTATAAGGAAAAAAGCGGTCCTGACCTGAACCCGGACGACTACCTCTCCCGCTACGATGACTGGCATGACGAGTCCACATGGCCCGTATCCTCGCGCCAGTCTGCGGTCGAACACCACGGCAGCAAGGAAATGGCAGACCCTCTGACCAAAGCGGGTATTGTCGGCGCGTTCTGCCGGGCCTATCCGATGACAGAGGCCATCGATAAGTTCCTGCCCGATGTGTACGCGCCCTCTGCCGTGGAAGGCCGCTATGACTACATCCCCGGAGAAGGGACCGCAGGCGTCGTGATCTATGATGACAAGTTTGCCTACTCCCACCATGCCACCGATCCGGTCTGCGGGAAGCTCCTGAATGCCTTCGATCTGGTCCGGCTCCATAAGTTCTCCGCCCTCGATGAGAAGTGCGCAGAAGAGACCCCGGCTACGAAGCTGCCCTCCTACAAGGCAATGGCGGACCTCGCCTTAAAGAATGAGAAGGTGAAGGTCCTGCTCACCAAGGAACGGCAGGCGCAGGCAAAGGAGGAATTCTCTAGCGCGAACTGGCAGGGAAAGCTTACCTACGACAAATCCGGCCAGCTCCAGAATACGCTCCACAACCTGACCCTCATCCTGCAGAATGACGAGAACCTGAAAGCCATCGTCTTTAATCAGCAGCTTGACGGTATGGAGATCCGGGGAGAAGTCCCATGGAAGCATCCATCCAAATACTGGCGAGATGCGGATGACGCCCAGCTCGTGAGCTACATCGACTCGAACTACGGCACCTTCTCCCAGCGGAACTACCAGATTGCTGTAACGAAAGTCGCCGATGACCGCTCCTACCATCCCATACGAGAATATCTGAAGCGCCTGCCGACCTGGGACGGAATCCCGCGTGTGGACACGCTTCTAATAGACTATCTCGGTGCGGATAATAACGACTATGTCAAGGCGGTCACGAGGAAAACTCTCTGCGCCGCCGTCTGCCGTGTCCTAAATCCCGGCTGCAAGTTTGACTCCATGCTGGTTTTAAATGGCCCTCAAGGAATCGGAAAGTCAACGCTCATTGCGAGGCTCGCAGGCGAATGGTTCTCAGACTCCCTGAGTCTCAATGATACCAAGGACAAGACTGCTGCCGAGAAGCTGCAGGGCTACTGGATTCTCGAAATAGGGGAACTGGCAGGTCTTCGGAAAGCCGAAGTGGAGACGCTTCGTTCTTTTCTCTCCCGTCAGAATGATATCTACCGGGCATCCTTTGGCAGGCGCCCGACACCACATCTTCGTCAGTGCGTATTCTTCGGAACCACTAATGCTGAGAGCGGCTACAATAACAACGTGGGCGCATTACAGTTCCTGGCCGGTAAATATTTTCATAACCCATCTGCTAAAGGAATTTTAAAAAATCTCGGATTCAGTATTGTCAGCAACGTGCAGTATGATGAAATGTTTGAATTATATTTAAAGCATGAAAGAGCCTCTCTATATGATTTGGCTTCGGAATATATAGCAGGAAATGGAACATCGTTAAAAGACTCCTTAAATGGTGTGATTGATCTTCCGCATCTCGCTATAACGACTCTAAGCTACTTTAACAAGCCTTTAAATCCTCCATCATGGAATGGATGGGCTGGTGACTTAGTATCAGTATACAGTCTAGTACAGACATACCATGATTCACACAGCACCGAATTTTTACCTGAAATTGCAAGAGCTTACATTGGCGGTGAACATCCGGAAAAAGATCTGAAACACGCTCCAGATAATAATGATAACACATGTAATTTTACGGATCTATGCAGTGATGGATACGCCATATTGTTAGCAAAAGAGATGGCAAAACATGACTCACTTGCAGATTCGTTTAAAACAATATTTGAAGCTAAAGCAGGCAAAGAATTTGATGCGATACGTTCTGATATTGGTACGGAAAATGAAATACCAAATATTCAGGCACGAGTATCTGAGATAGTGGGAGGACTCGTCACTAATCTTCTCTCTACTCTTGAGAACAATTTCAAGGATAGTGATAAAGACGTAAAGGATGCATGTATTAATACATTCGCTTGTTGGCTTCATTCCAAGCTGTAATTAGAAAAAATGAGTACTGATAATCTGATGACTATCAGTACTCAATTATTTCGGTGTGCGGTTCAGGGTTTTGTCGCGCTTTGTACGTAACTGATACGTGGTGCTCATCTATCCATTCAATATGTAAACTATTGTTTGGCTTCTGCAATGCGTATCCTTCATCTTCTGCAAATGTAGTTCTGGTTGTTACGAGCTTATGTTGATTTGGATATTTAATATAAATTTTGCTTGTAGCGCTGCGAAAATCTTGGATAGTCCCAGCAACAAGCTGAACACCCGCATCTGATTTTGGCTCTAGAGGAGTATACACAGGTTGTTTTAACCAGAAAAATAAGAACCCAATGACAACCAGAACAATTATTACTGACACGATTGCTTTTAGAATAAATTTGCTTATCTTATTTGTTTTTAACATAATTACCGCCATGATTTTTCTATCAGAAGCTATTCTTTAACTATTGTAACACAAAGAAAGCCTAAATACCGCTTTGATTTTCTATCCGAAGGGGCGGTCAAAATCTCTAAAAGCGATTATTCAAAAGACCGGCGCCCCCTCACGCGTGCATTTTTTTCAATTCAAACAGGGTATTAACCCCATGCCGCCTGCGGAAAGGAAGTGTAAGTGTGGCAAAAGACGGAACCTACCGTGGCGGCAGGCGAATAAGAGCCGGATGTAAGCCCGACTCCGCCGCGGACAAGATCAAGAGCGGGAAGACTCCCCGCATCATGAATAACGACATCCCAGAACTTGAAGCCGACGAGCTTGAAGCGGTCGACCTTCCGGACGGAGCTGTGCTCGAGGGAGCCGACATGCCAAAGCCCGGCGAATACCTGTCGGCAAGGCAGAAAAACGGCAAACCACTCGGAGCTGACGCAATCTACAAGGAGACCTGGCTCTGGCTTAAGCGCCGCCAGTGCGAAAACCTTGTGAACCCGCGGCTCATTGAGTCCTATGCTCAGAACTTCGCCCGTTATATCCAGTGCGAGGACGCGATCAGCACCTACGGTCTTCTTGGAAAGCATCCAACCACAGGAGGCGTGGTGACCTCCCCATTTGTCCAGATGGCCGGACATTTTCAGAAGGCTGCAAACCTCATCTGGATGGAGATCTATGACATTGTGAAACAGAACTGCACCGAGGAGTTTTCGGATAATCCGAATGACACGATGGAGCAGCTCCTCCGCTCACGGAAAGGAAGATAAATGGATACAGTAAAACTCGAACAGGTGCCGATTGAAAAACTGGTGCCTTATGCAAGAAATGCGAGAACGCATTCCAAGGAACAGATTGCGCAGTTAAGAGCCAGCCTTCGGGAATTCGGATTTGTCTCCCCTGCCGTAATTGACAGCAAGTACAACATCCTTGTTGGTCACGGGAGGGTTCAGGCAGCACGTGAGGAAGGCTATAAGACCGTCCCTTGCGTCTTTGCCGAGAACCTCTCCGATTCCCAGAAGCGTGCTTATATTCTTGCCGACAATCAGCTGGCTCTGAATGCCGGATGGGACGAGGACATGCTCTCCGTTGAGCTGTCCGATTTAAAGGACGACTCATTCGATCTCTCCCTCCTCGGTTTTGACGAGGCAGACCTTGAAAAGCTCTTAGACCCGGACGATGACGAAGCAAAACAGGATGACTTCGATGTAGATGAAGAACTGCAGAAGCCCTGCTTTTCCAAGGCAGGTGATATCTGGCACCTTGGCAGACACACCGTGATCTGCGGCGATTCCACAGACCCGGACACATACACACATCTCTTGGATGGAAAAAGTGTAAATCTTGTCTGTACCGATCCTCCGTATCTCGTAAACCTCGAGAGCACTTCCGGGAAGATCAAAAACGATGACTTAAACGATAAGGATGGATATGAGTTCTTAAAGAAAGCTTTCTCCTGTTTCCATGACGTGATGGCAAAGGACGCATCGATCTATGTATTCTATGCTACAGCGAAAGCGAGGATCTTCCATGACGCCTATGAGGATGCAGGCTTCAAGGTCGGTGCCGGTCTAGTCTGGAAGAAGGACCGACTGGTGCTCACCCGGACGGACTGGAAATACATCCATGAGCCGATCATCTGGGGATGGAGAAAAGACGGTAAGCATAAATGGTAAGGAGGCATATCTATGGGTAACAGAAACAAGGTGAGGTACGGCCTGAAAAACGTCCACTACGCCCTGCTTTCTTCCTCGGAAGACGGGACGGTTAGTTACGGCAAGCCGGTTGTCTGGCCCGGTGCCGTGTCGATCAAGTTCTCGGCACAGGGAAGCCAGGAACCGTTCTACGCAGACGACATCAAGTATTATGTGACAAGCTCCAACACCGGCTACAACGGTGATCTGGAGACAGCCCTTGTCCCGGAGGATTTCAAGACGGATGTCCTCGGCGAGATCAAGGACGCAAACGGCGTGTTCGTGGAGAATGCAGACGCACAGCCTGTTCCCTTCGCCCTGCTCTTTGAGTTTGTCGGCGATGCCAGAGCCATCCGCCATGTGCTTTATAACTGCACGGCAAGCCGTCCGGATATCGAAGCGCAGACCAAAGAGGATAAGGTATCCGTCAAGACTGAGAGCCTTACGATCGACGCATCCTCGATCTACAACAAGGACCTCGACGCAAACATCGTAAAGGCTGACACATCCTCCGAGACGGACGAAGCCACCTACAAGAGCTGGTATGATTCCGTCCACCTCCCGGCGAAGAAGGCCGCAAGCGGCTCTACTGCTTCAGGAGGGACGAGTAGCACTTCCAGCACTTCAACATCAGGAAAGTAAGGGGTAAACCATGAAAAAAGAAATCGAAATGACTCTGGAGGACGGCAGCATAAAGCCGTTCTCCTTTGAAGCAAACGGTGCGACCGCTATTCTCTACCGGATGGTTTTCCATGAGGATCTGATGGTTACGATGAACAATCTCTCCAGCGCAAACCTTGATACCTTAGTCGGCGCTAAGCTCGCTTACATCATGCATGCACAGGCAGAAAGCACGCCCACCTCTCAGCTTTCTCTCGATGACTTCATCCACTGGGCGGCGGGCTTCGATGGCATGAGCCTGATCGAAGGACTGGACTCCTTCGTGGCAGTATACCTCGGAAACCGCATGGCTACGACAGAACCAAAAAAAGAGGACGCCCAACTGACCGGGAAGTAAACACAGCGGTCTATCTACTCCGCTGTAAGCAGTTGGGCTTTACCCTCCCGGAGCTTTCCATGATCGAGGAAGGCATGGTATTTGATGTGCTCTCAGAAGCTGATAACGATGAGAACGGCGACTACTGCGAGGTGGCGACACAGGAGGATATGGATAACTGGTAAGCGTTCCTGTTAAAGCAATCATGTCGTATTCTGAAATGAAAACAACCCGGTTAATTATATTAAAAGATGGTCGATATATTATTTAAAGAGGAAATTTCAAACGGAAAGAGGTGATCTTATGTCAAGAATTACGGATTATGCTTTTTTGTTTCAGAAATCATTCAAGACACCTGTTGTCAGTCCGATAGGAAGTTTCAAACTTTCTGACCTTAACAGCAGTACTGTTCAGTCGAAGTTAAAAGCTGCCGGTATCAATACGAACAGCATGCAATATAAAGCTGCTGTAAAACAGATGATGAATCAGGGAAATGGAATGATGTATGGTAATATTCAGGGAATCAAAAACCTGATGAGCCAGTACGACAGCGATGGAGATTATATCGATCCGAATTCCGGATTATCCGGTCTTCTTGTAACTAAAGAAAATGAAAAAAACAGAAGACGGGTAATATCTATCCCTGACAGCAGCAAAGAAGAAATGTTTGAACTCACCAAAAAAGAATTCCTGCGTGAAAATGGCGTTGGGAATGGGGATACAACCAGGCGCACAGATGTATACTTTAATCTGTATCGCAAGATGCCAAAACAGGACAGACTGGCGGCTGGTTACACCCTTGATAAATATGAGAGGATGTACACAGGGGCGCTTTACGCTGCTGCCAAAGCAGCCGATCCTGACTGGGAAATCGGAAAAGCAATCAAACCCGGTGCTTTAGATGGAGTTACAAGAGAGTCGGCGGAAGCCGGTAATTCACTTTCCGGCTCATCTATTGATACTACAGTTTGACACTAACAAAGTATAAATGGAGGTTTACTTATGAAGAAGGTCACAAAGAAATCACTTGTTTCGATTTTTGCATGCTTTTTAGCTTGCATAATGTTTGCAATGCCAGTATATGCTGCAAGCAGCAGTTTCAGTAAAACCACTGTAAAGCTTAACGCTATCAACGGAAGTAGTTCAGTAAAGAGCACATTATCATCTGGAAGTGTTTTGGGATCCAAACGCTCAATCAACAGTGTCCAGTTGTTTTGTAATGTATCATCAAATTCTGATCCTTATACCATATATGTGCAAAGCCCATCGGGGACGGTTGAATCTCTATCTGGGCCTTCGCGTAGCAGTACAGTATCGGTTGGGGGCTTTTTGGGAGAAGATCCAAAAGGATATAGCAGACCATATATTACAGTATTTTGGGATGATACTTTGTAAATATATGATGAGATCTTTTTCTCTCTGCTGTGTATATAATGCAATAGAGAGAATTTTGAGAGGAAAAATCTAATGAAAATTTCCAATATCATAAGCGAAAGTTATAGAAATGCCGGATATAAAATAAGAGGGAAAAAAAGCAATGAATATTTGAGTGTCTCTAAACCTGGAGCGGTTAAACACACG